TTTACTGAAGAAGCGTTTGCAGCTAAGATTGCTGAAATGGAGGCTAAAATGGCTGAAATGGCAAAAATGTTAGATAGCGAAATGGGTTACAAAAGAGAGCTAGAAGAATTATCTTCTAAAATGGAAAAACTTTCTGCTGAACCTGCTGCTGAAGCAATTAACCACAATCCAGAAGCTGCTACCGAAAAGAAACCAATTTACAATTTCGGAATGCAGAGATCACAAAACACATTAGACAGAGTATTTAACCGATTAAACAATCAAAACTAACCAATAATGGCTACAACTACTTCAATTACAACTACTTATGCTGGTGAATTTGCAGGACAATACGTTGCTGCAGCTTTACTAGAAGCTAATACCCTTGCAAAAGGTGGTATTACAATCAAACCAAATGTTAAATTCAAGGAGGTACTAAAGAAAGTATCTGTTGATGATATCGTAAAAGACGCTTCTTGCGACTTCGATCCTACTTCAACAATTACTCTTACTGAAAGAATCCTTACTCCTGAAGAGCAGCAAGTAAACTTACAAATCTGTAAGAAAGACTTTGCCTCTGACTGGGAAGCTGTACAGATGGGCTACTCTGCTTATCACAATGTACCACCTAGCTTTGCAGACTTTATTTTAGGACACATTGCTGCTAAAGTAGCAGAGCGTACTGAAAAGTCTATCTGGGCTGGATCAACTGCTACAAGCGGACAGTTTGACGGATTCTCTACTTTATTAGCCGCTGATGCTGATCTACCTGCTGCACAAGAAATTGCAGGAGCTACTATCACTTCTTCTAACGTTGTTGCTGAATTAGGCAAGATCGTTGATGCTATTCCAGATACTCTTTACGGAGCTGAAGACCTTTACATCTATGTATCTCAAAACATCGCTAGAGCTTACGTTAGAGCTTTAGGTGGATTTGCAGCAGTACAAAATGTAGCAGGAGACGAAAATGTAGGTTCTATCGGAGCTAACGGTGTTGGCGGACAGGGTACTATGTGGTATCAGAACGGTGGATTAGAAATCGATGGTGTAAAAATCTTTGTTGCTAACGGATTAGCAAGCAATGACGCTATCGCCACTACTAAATCTAACTTATTCTTCGGAACAGGCTTAATCGCTGACCACAACGAAGTTAAATTGTTAGATATGGCTGACCTAGACGGAAGTCAAAACGCTAGAATCGTTATGCGATTTACAGCTGGTGTACAGTATGCAAACGTTGAAGATATCGTTACTTACGGTATTCCAAACTCTGCTAACTAGAAATAAACAATAATTCAGAATTAAGGGTGGGTAAGCACATAGCCTACCCGCCCTTTTTTCATTAAACACAAAAAACTATGGCTTGTAATTTAACTCGATCTCGTGCTGAAGCTTGTAAAGATACAGTAGCAGGAATCAAAAAAATATATTTCGCAGACTTCGGAACGCTAGGAACTATCACTTCTGCAGATGACGAAATTACTAATCTGACAGGAACAACAGTTGGTGCTGTTGACAATTCTTTAACCTTATTTACTTACGAAGTAAAAGGGAACAACTCATTTGAAACTACTATCAACGCATCTCGTGAGAATGGTACTGTATTCTATGAGCAGGTTCTTAATATTACTTTAAAGAAATTAACTAAAGAAGACCACAAAGAATTAAAATTGTTGGCAGCGGGGAGACCTCACATATTTGTGGTTGACCAGAATGACAATGTATTCTTAATGGGTAAAGAAAATGGTGCTGACGTAACAGCTGGTACTGTTTCTACTGGAAATGCTTTAGGTGACTTTAACGGTTACAACTTAACCTTTACTGCACAAGAAGTAGCTCCACCAAACTTCGTTGAAGTTGATGCTACATCAGCTACTTTCCCTGTAAGTGAACTGGGATTGACTGGAGATGTTGTTATTGGCGCACCAACCGCTGTATAACATCAATCAATTTTATAAGGAAAGGGTGTACATTTGTACGCCCTTTTTTTGTACCTTTAAAACAGAATATACGTTTTTAGTTATTTGTTTATGCACATACTAACGACCTCAACAGATACGCAGTCAATTAAGATATCAGCTAGAAGAGATACTTCTGAACCTATATTTCTATTGACGGATAAAACCAGTAGGATAACGGAGACTATATCGGTTACTAAGACTACTGATGGAGACTTTATGGTGCTTTCTGCGAGCTTTTCTCTCAAAGAAGGTAGTCAATACTCATTCAGAGTAAAAGAAGGCTCTACAGAGCTTTATAGAGGCTTAATATACTGTACAGATCAAACAGAACTGGATAAGTTCTTTATAAATAAAGATGAATATGTATCTCAAACAGGGTACGATAATGACTTTGTAATATTATAATGAAAGAAAAAGAGAAAGATCAGTCTAGTACTGTTCACGTTTTAAAGATGTCCTCTTACACAGCTCCACCAGTAATTGAAACTGCTAGGGGTGAATGGGTAGAGTACGGTGAAGATAACAATTATTTCCAATACCTAATAGATAGGTATAATGGTTCGCCAACAAATAATGCTGCTGTAAACGGTATTTCTGAAATGATATATGGTAGAGGGCTAGAAGCCACTAACAGCGAAGAGAATCCAGAAGCATATGCAGCGATGCGTGAGTTGTTTAAAAAGGACTGTATGAAGAAGATTTGCTATGACTATAAAATGATGGGTCAGGCAGCTTTGCAAATAATATACAGTAAAGACCATTCTCGTATTGTGCAGGTAGAGCATATTCCAATCGAAACATTGAGAGCTGAAAAGGCTACTATTGGTAACGTGAAAGGTTACTACTACCACCCTAATTGGCAGGATATGAAAAGGGATGAGAAGCCTAAGCGTATTTCTGCCTTTGGAACTTCTAAAGATGGGATTGAGATTATGTATATTCGACCTTACAAAGCAGGGTTTTACTACTATTCTCCTGTAGACTATCAGGGAGGATTACAGTATGCTGAACTGGAAGAAGAAATTGCTAATTATCACATAAGTAATATACAGAACGGTTTACAGCCTAGTATGTTAATTAACTTCAACAATGGTACTCCGTCAAAGGAGCAGCGAGATGATATAGAAAGAGCTATTTACGAAAAGTTCTCTGGCAGTTCAAATGCAGGTAGATTTATTTTGGCGTTCAATGATAGCAAAGAATTAGCTGCTTCTATAGAGCCAGTTATGCTGAATGATGCTCACCAACAATACCAATTCCTTTCAGATGAAAGTATGAAGAAGGTTATGGTGTCTCACCGTATTGTATCGCCAATGTTGGTAGGAATAAAGGATAACTCTGGACTAGGTAATAATGCACAGGAGTTGGAGACAGCTTCTTTGCTTATGGATAACACAGTTATTCGTCCTATGCAGGTCACTATTATTGATGGATTGGAAAAGATACTAGAATACAATGAGATTGACCTAGACCTTTATTTCCAGACTCTACAGCCGCTAGAATTTACTGATCTTACTAATGCACTAACAGATGCTGAAGTAGAGAAAGAAACTGGTGTAAAGCCATCACAGGTACAAAAGGAACAAGAAATTAACGAAGAAATCGAGGAATAATGGCTACAGCACTTTTTATAAAGAGAGAGGATTTAGTGAAAAATACAGCTTTAAGTGGTAATGTAGATACCGATAAGTTTATTCACTTTATTAAATTGGCGCAAGAAATACATATAAGAAACTTTTTAGGTAGTGATTTATATGATAAGATTAGCGCAGATATAATTGCAAACACCTTAACTGGTGATTATCTAGCTCTAGTTAATGATTATATTCAGGATATGCTAATACACTATGCAATGTCCGAGTACCTTCCATTTGCAGCATATACTATTTCAAATGGCGGTGTTCATAAGCACAGTAGCGAAAGTAGTCAAATTGCTGGTAAAAACGAGATAGATCAGCTTATCGCCAAAGAAAGGGATTATGCTGACTACTATACTAACAGGTTTATCGACTATATGAGTTTTAATGCTCCCAGTAAATTCCCTGAATATTTTAGCAACAACAATGAAGAGATATATCCAGATAAGGAAGTAACGTTTAATGGATGGGTGTTATAAAGAAAAGAAAAAAAACAGGTCAATATAGACCAAAGGAGCAGAACGAAATTAAGCTATCTAGTTATATTAGAAAGCAAAAATATGAGTTGGGGGAAAATATACGAAACAACTAGCTGGGGTCTATTGGTGTCTTATATACACATAGGATTTAATAGAGCAGCAGCATTAGCCGCAGCAGCAGTAACAATATTAATAGATAGCGTAAACATACTAATAGATACCATAACAAACAGAATAAACTAATATGGCAACAAATCAACAAAACATAAACATCGGAACAGCGGATAACGCTAATGATGGTGATGTATTAAGAGCAGCGTTTCGTAAGGTACGAAAGATGTTTGCTGAAATATATGGCGATACTGACGCTGAAAACCTAACAGATACCGAAGTAGTTCCATCTACAAACTTTGATACACATATCACAGAGAAGATTCAGGACACAGTTTCAGGGATGTTCTCGAATGGAACTCAAACTAACGTAATTGTAACATATGATGATGCAGACGGATCAATAGATTTAAACGTAGCTGCTGATATTACAGATGTTAATGCGGGAGCTGGTTTAACTGGTACTAATGAAGATGGAGGAGCTGCTACATTAAATGTTGGCGCAGGAACAGGTATTACAGTAAACGCTGACGATATACAAATTACAAATGGCGGGGTAGATACCACTCAATTAGCAGACAATGCCGTAACAGCAGATAAATTAGCTGATTCTATCAATTCAGAAATAGCACTAAATTCAGCTAAATTAACAAACGCAACTCATACAGGGGATGTAACTGGCTCAACTGCTTTAACAATAGCAAATGATGTAGTTGATTACGATAAACTAGCAGGAGAATTTACTACAAGTACAGCAATAGCAGCATCGGAGGTAGATTTTAGTTCAGCAGCAGTATTCACTAAAACATTAACAGGAACGACTACATTGACATTCTCTAATGTTTTTACTGGTATGGTTAAGACTTTAGTTATTAGTGGAGATCAAACTTTAGTAATGACAGGAGTAACAAAACTAAACGGAGATTATTCGGGTACTGCAAGTAAAAACGTAATCCAAATTGTATCAACTAACGGTAGTTCAGAGATGTTCGCTACCATTTCAAACGTAGCATAATATGAAAGCAAGATTAGAAGCGGGTAAAGTAGTAAAATACTCACAGATACCAAACACAATTGTATCTGGCGGTAAGACGTATGTAAACGCCAAAAGACTTAGTAGTGATGAGTTGGAAGAACTAGGCTTCTTTGACGTTATCGTTCCTGATTACGACCCTGTAACAGAAGTAATTTACAACCTACACTTTGACAATGCTTATCCTAGTCCTACACCCGAAGATGAGGACGCAACAAGAGAAGTATTTACCTACGATAAGAAAACAAAGGTAATTAGTGAAACAGTAGCCGAACTTAAAATAAGCCAAATTAAGGCACTTAAAAAGGTTGCCTATGATAAACTATCACCAACAGACTGGTACGCCATTAGAAAGGCGGAAAACGGTACTGATATTCCTGCTAGTGTAGTAACAGAGCGTGATGGAATAAGAACTAGCGTAGCAACAAAAGAAAGTGAGATTAACGCACTCACAACAAAGGCTTCTATATTGAAGTACGATATTAACTTCTAAAATCCCTTTTATGGCGATTAACGAAAGACTTATAGATACCAAAGTAGCAGCAGCAGCACCAGTAGGGAACGAAGCAGAACAAGGGTTAATCTTACACTTAGATGCTAACGATGTAGATAGCTACGATGGAGATGGTACTGTATGGTACGATATATCGGAATATGACGTAACAATTCCTTTATCTGATAATGCCGATGATTTAGAACTACACCTTAACGCTAGTGATTCTACTTCGTATGACCCTGCAACAGATACAACTACTTGGACTGATATAAGTGGCAACAGTAATGATGCTACATTAACATCACTTACAAATACAGATTACGATATTGATAATGGCGGTTTTTTTACGCTTGATGGTGCTAGTGATTTCGCATCAAATACAAGTGTAAGTCTAGAAACAGATAGTGGTAGTTATTCAACTGAAATGTGGTTTAATGCTGATACCATTGCTACCAATGATTTTTTATTCCAACTTAATGGTGTTGGAACAAGTAGAAGGCATTTATTGTATTTTAATTCAACATCAACTGTAAGGGCAGTAAGTTATAGAGCATCTGACCTTAATAATTCAGCCTCTGCAACATCAGGCACTATAAGCACAGGAACTTGGCATCACGTTGTTGCGGTATTTAAAGACAATACATATTTGAAATTATATGTTAATGGAGTAGAGGTTGCTACAACTTCTTCTAATATAACAGATGCTAGACCAACTTCGTATGATGAATATTACATAGGAAAAGAAGATGATTTTGGTCAAAAGTTTGATGGAAAAATAGGAGCAGTAAGATATTACTCTAAAGCACTTTCAGCATCAGAAGTAGGACAGAACTACCGACACGGCAGAGATATTGTTTATACTGATTTAATACCAGACAGAGCTAGTTTTACAGAAGGAAGTGTTACAACAGGAGCTGAATTAGAACTAGATGCTAATGATTATAGCGGAAGTGGTAATTGGCTAGATAGTTCTGGTAACAGTAACGATGGAACTATTTATGGTGCTACATATGTAGATGATGGTAATTCAGATTACTTTGACTTTGATGGTGTTGCTGATTATGTTCAAACATCATATAACCCTACTGGATTGAATAGTATAACCGCTGAATATTGGGTAAATGCAGATGCGGTTGGAGCAACTGAATCTTTAGGAGTTGTATTTTTTAACGGAGGTGGTAGAATAGATTTTGCAATAAACTCTAATTCTAATAATATTCCTTCCGTAAGTTTGAATTTAGTTCTACTAAACAAAACTGATTTTATAGGCAATTGGAATCAGGTAACAATAGTGTTGACTGGATTAGCCTCAACTTACAACACGGGCGGAAGTTATGCAAGTGCTATTAATGCAAGTATATATTATAATGGGGAATTTATAAACACAGTAAACCCTCAACCATACCAAACCCCAGTTCTAGGTGCAAGACTTGGTAGGACTGGTGGCGGTTATTATTTAAATGGCAAAATAGGTCAGGCAAGAATATATCCATCAGCCCTTACACTTCAACAGGTTCAAACAAACTACGATGCTACTAAAGGGCTATACGCTTATCCTGATTTAGCACTACATTTAGATGCAGCTAGCTTTGATGGTTCAACCAATACACCATCTACTTGGACTGATTCTAGTGGAAATGGTAATAATGGTACTATAAGTGGTGCTACTTTTGATAGTGAACTAGGTAACTGGTTAGACTTTGATGGTTTAAATGACGAGGTAGTAATACCTATGAGTTTTAGCGGTGGAGGTTCAATTGAAATGTGGGTAAATATAACAGATGTTAACGCAAATAATCAGATATGTTCAAAATATACATCGGGTACTGATAATAGGTCATTCGCTTGGTATGTATATAATTCTGGTGGTGTTGGTAAAGCTGTTTTTTCTATATACTATAATTCTAGCGGGAATGGTAATTCAGTAGAGTTTGATATGCAAGATTACTTTACATCTGGTAAATGGCATCATATAATGCACACCTTCGACGCAAGCAACAGACCTACCCTTTATGTTGATGGCGAAGCTATTCCTGTATTATCACAATATAATTCAGCTTCTCAAAACGTAGTATATAGTAGACCATCCGTTCCAGTAGTTTTAGGGCAGACAGATGGTTCTACTAACGATACGTATGATTTTGATGGTAAAATTGGACAATTTAGAATTTATGATTCACGATTAACACAAGACCAAATAAGACAAAACTATAACTTCACTAAGAATAACTATCCTAATGGCATCAACGCTTCTTTAACGAATGTAAGTTGGGCTGCGAATTACTTTGAAATAGACAGTTCAAGCGATGCAATAGAATTTGGTAATGGTTTAAAGCCTTACTTAGATGGTTTAACAACTGCACTTAGCGCATCTTATTGGATACGCTTTGATGACTTAAATGCAACTCAAAATTTATTCGCTTACTACAATAGTAGTTTAGGAGGTGATAGTGCGGGTTTTTCGCAATCGATGGTAGAATCGGGTAAATTGCAATGGTATGTTTCCCCCACAAGCGGAACAACTAATGGGAGAACAACAAGCGTTTGTGTTACAGCTAATACTTGGCATCACGTTGTTATGGTTTTGGATATGAGTAAATCCCAAACAAACGGAACAGGAGGTAGAGTTCAAATATTTGTAGATGAAACAGAACAATCCATTACCTATACTGAATCAACAGGCAGCACTACATTGAGAACGGGTAGCGCATCTCTTAAGCCTTCTTTTGGTTTTACCACAAACAGCAGCGGAACGAAAGAAAATCATTTTGATGGAAGAGTTAGCAAGATTAAGATATTCGACAAAGCCTTAACACAAGAGGAAATAACAACTTTACATAGCGAGGGAGAATAATGGAAAACTTAAAGATATACGGATTGAACATAGGAGCGTTAGCGTTTAGCTTAACAGAAATTAACCCCTTATTACAAACCGTTGTCTTGGTTTTAACAATAGGGTACACAGCAACTAAAATCTACAAAGAGATTAAATGAGAAAAAAGGACTTAATACATTATAGCGGAGCAGCAGGTATATTTATTCTTGTTGTTCTTTTATTGCTTTACCTAGCAAATAATTCGATACCTGCCGAGAACAAAGATATATTTGTTTCTATTATTGGGATGATTGTAGGAAGTCTTTCAGTTGTTATTTACGCCATCATAGGTAAGAACCCCGAAGAGGTATCTGCCTTACAATCTAAGGTCGAATCTCAACAAAAGCATATAGATATGCTAGTACAGCAAAAAGATGCGTATGAGGCTCAAATAATAGCCTTACAGAACGATATTATCGACAAGCTGTCTTTAGCTGGTTCGGTAGCCTTTGACACTATATTTGAGTTAAAGAATAAAAAGTAGTATATTAGTCGTAAACAACTAAATTATGTTACACTTTGAAATATCTGAATTTGATTCGCCTGATGAAATTGGTAGTGGTTCTAATATGGATTCTGCCTTTTTACAGATGCTCGATGATGCAAGAGGAATTGCAGGAATACCCTTTAGAATTACAAGTGGATTTAGAACGCCATCTCACAACGCCTACGTTGGGGGTGTGCAAGGAAGTTCACATTTGTATGGATATGCAGCCGATATTGCCTGTAACAATTCAGCAGACAGAGAGGTTATACTTAACTCACTTATCAGAGCAGGATTTAGAAGAATTGGAATTGCTAAAACCTTTATCCATTGCGACAATGATCCTAATAAAAACCCAGCCATTTGGTTGTACTAGAACCGTAGGAAATACTTTAAATGAGTGATAAGAAAAAATTCAAAGATACAAAGGTTGGTCAGTTCTTGCTTAACAAAATTCCATCCGTTGTCGGTAGCCTTGCTGATGGTCATCCCATTGGCAATGTGGTTCGCACTCTTATTAGTGGTAGTGAAATGTCCGATGCTGATAAAGAAATTGCTCTTAAGAAACTAGATCAAGAAATTAACGAGTTTGATGGTATTACTAGACGTTGGGTAGCGGATGCTAGGTCTGGGAGTTGGCTATCTTCTAATGTGAGACCCCTAACTTTAGCATTCTTAACCGCTTCCTTTGTAATCGGATGGGCGTATCAATTAGAGGGATTAGATACCGTCAAAGAATTGCTCACAATAGTCTTTATAGGTTACTTTGGTAGTCGAGGTGCTGAAAAAATTATGGGTAATAATAAGCATAGATAGAAAAATAAATTAGTTTTTATACAGATATATGGATGCAATTGACGTATATTTGTAGTGTTTAATAACAAATCCTTTGTTTGTTCTCCTTTTAAGAAGAGTCAGTTTAACTACTGGCTCTTTTTTCTTATATAATATTTGGCAGTTGGAAAACTTTATTATATATTTGCTGTATGAAATTACAAGAGAAATTGGTGAACATTCAGGGGAGTCTGAAAGCACCTAAGAACCAAAGGAACAATTTCGGTAAGTATAACTACCGTAGTTGTGAAGACATTTTAGAGGCTGTAAAGCCTTTACTACTCAAAGCTAAGTTGAACCTAACTATTAGCGATGAGGTATTATCTGTAGGTAATTTAACGTATGTAGAAGCCACAGCTACAGTATCTGATGGCGAAAACACTATAGCCGTTAAAGCACAGGCAGGTATTGATCCTAACCGCAAAGGGATGGATATTGCACAGTCATTCGGTAGTAGTTCTTCTTACGCTCGTAAGTACGCTTTAAATGGTCTATTTTTAATAGATGATACCAAAGATGCAGATGCTACAAATACGCACAGTAAATCTAACACAAGTGCGTCTAATACGACTACTAATAAGCCTGCTAGTTTGCCTAGCTTAGTAGCGAATACAGAAGCCTTTAATAGAGTTAAAAAAGCTCTAAACGAGGGATTCAGTATGAATGAAGTAAAGACTCGGTACAACGTAAGTGCTGACGTAGAGAAACTATTAACTAAGTAATTTTAACCTTTAATTTTTTTATATTATGAGTGAAGTAACACAGAAACCAAGAAACTATGTAGGAAACGGTACGCAAAGCGGAGAGTACTACATAAACATTTCGTTAAAGAAGAGTCAATTAGAGCCACACTTCTATGAGTACAATGGGGAGCAGTATGTTCGCCTTACAGTAGGTAAACTACGTGAAGCAAATGAGTGGGGTAAAACTCACAGCGTTTGGGTAAATGATTATCAGTCAGACAAAGATCAGAAGAATGATAATGCTAATAATGCCCCTGTAAGCGCAGGAGACGGTCTCCCTTTCTAGTTTAACCTTGTAGTGAGGGGTAAGTATACCTTGCCCCTTAAACTACTCTTAAAACGCCTTAAAATGAGTAAAACTAAATTTGTAACAATAAAGAAAGATATTACTGAATTAGATTTAAGCCTAAATGAATCTGCTGTATTATCATACCTAGCTTCACTAACAAGGAAAGATTACTGCTATGCTTCAACGGAGCATCTGTCTACATCTTTGGGTATTCACGAAAGAACCTTGTACAGAGTTTTAAATAAGCTGGAAGAAAAAAACTTAATAAAAAGGGTAACAAACTCGACAGGACGGTACGGAAAAGATCGTAGAATTTACGTTTCTCCAACTGTCAAATTGTCATATCATAGTATATAGTATATATAATAAATATATAATATATAATAATATATATAATAATATTATACATAATGGAGAATTTTATAGACTTAGGAATAGAGATTAAACACAACACTAACAGCGACCAAAAAGTTCAATGTCCTAATTGCGTAAAGCTAGGTAAAGAGAATTTTAGAGACAGATGCTTATCTGTTAATCAGGCGAAAGGAGTATTTAATTGCCATAAATGTGGTTGGGCTGGTAGTATAAACAAAACACAGGAGAAGATTATGAGTATAAAATCTTACACATCGCCAGAAAAAAAGAATATGAAAAAACTTACCGCAGAGGGTAGAAAGTTTCTTTTAGATCGGGGTATAACAAACGAAGTTATTGACGCTAACAAAATAGTGTCTACAAAGGATAACAAGAACATTCTATTGCCTTATTTTAAGAATGGTAAAATTGTTAATTATAAAACTAGAGGATTAAACAATAAGTTCTTTACACAGTCAAAAGATGCTGAACCAGTAATCTACAATTATGATCGTTGTAAAGGAGCTGATACTATTGTTATTTGTGAAGGCGAAATGGATTCTATGTCTTGGGAGGTTACAGGAATTGAGTCACACACATCTGTTAATATGGGTGCGCCAAACAGTAATGATAAAAATGTAGATAAGAAACTAGAGTGCATAAGCAACTGCTATGACGTATTTGAAGAGGCGAAAAGAATATACATTGCTACTGATGAGGATGAGAACGGTAGGAATCTAAAAGATGAGCTGGTTAGACGTTTTGGCGCAGAGAAATGCTTATTAGTCGATTTAAAGCCTTTTAAGGACGCTAATGAGGTTCTAATGAACGAAGGTGTAGAAAGTTTGAGAAACCGTCTTAAATCAGCCTCAAATCCAAAAATAGAGGGTGTATTCAGTATAGATGATGTGTCTGAATCTATGATTGATGGATTTTATAATGGTCAAGAGAGAGGAACTACAACCTATATTCCAGAGGTTGATAGGGCTTGGACGTGGCGAAATGGTGAGGTGAATATTTGGACTGGCTATCAGAACGAAGGAAAGTCTCTATTTATAAACCAATTGGCGACCTTAAAAGCAGCTATGGATGGGTGGAAGTTTGCTATATTTTCTCCAGAGAATATGCCAATGAATGACTTCTTTAACGATATAATTGAAATGTATATTGGTCGTTCAGCAGACCCTCATCACAAGAACATACAGATGAGTATAGAAGAGTATAAAGCTGCAATGGATTTTGTAAAGAAACATTTCTATGTGATATATCCAAAGAAGAATTTTGAGCTTAGTGCTATATTTGAGAGAGCAAAATATTTAGTAAAAACAAAAGGTATTAGAAGTTTAATCATAGACCCTTATAACACAATTCAACATAAGCTCCGATCTGGAGAAAGAGAGGATTTATATATCTCTAGGTTTATGTCAGAACTAAAAAGATTTGCATTAGATCAGAAAATATCAGTACATTTAGTGGCGCATCAGGTTACGCCAACTAAGACTGAAGATGGTCGTTATATTAAGCCTGACGTCAATAGAATAAAGGGTGGAGGTACATTTGCCGACAAGGCTGACAATGTAATGTTTATATGGCGTCCAGACAGGGCTTTGGTTTTTAACTCGACTTTAGTTACCTTTGGTTCACAGAAGATAAAGAAACAGAAATTAGTGGGTACACCACAGGAATTAACTAACATAACATTCAGTATGAAGGAGCAGAGGTATTATTTTAACGGTAAAACACCATTCACAAAAGTAGATGAAATCCGTACAGGACATACAAATAACGTTACCGATCTGGATAAAATCTGGTAAGAAGAAGAGGTATCTTAATCTTAACCAGTACCGTAACTGGCACTATCAGGTAAGTAACAACATAAAGAAGAAGTTCAAAGAGCAAGTCGGGGGAAACCTCGACTTTTCTATTTTAGGACAGGTAGAGATAGATTACGTCTACTATGCGCCAGATAAAAGAAAGAGAGATTTAATGAATGTTATAGCTGTAGCTGATAAGTTCTTTCAGGATGCTCTAGTGGAGACTGGATGCATTGAGACTGACGATACAGATACGGTTGTGAAGATTACTTCTTTATTCGGAGGTATTGATAAAGAGGACGCTAGGATTGTAGCAACAATAAAACAATATAAAACAACATAAGATGCACGTACAAATTTTTCCTATTTACGGATTTACATTTGGAGTTAATTATTGGGACACACATATGCTTCCTGAAGATGAGCCTCACCCAGAAGATTTATCACCAGAATATATGATACAGATTTTTATAGGTGTATTCGGAATATCATTTCATTGGTGGAACGATTAATTGATAGACTTGCTGATAAGCATTCGGATTGGATTCATATGGCTATGTCCTTTGGATGCAATGAAGAAGAGGCTAACGAGATAGTACAGTCAATGTATGTTCGATTAGTTAAATACATAGACGATCCAGAAAGGATTATGTATAATGATAAGGAGCTTAATAGCTTCTATGTATATGTTACCCTTAGGAATTTATTCCTATCTAAAGTACATAAGTGGAAGATAGATGGAGATTTCAGCGAAAGTAATGTATCGCCAGACAGTCTATTTGATGTATATGAGTATGAGGATAGTTTTGAGAATCTAGTTGGCGGAATAGAAGAAATGGTAAATAGTTGGTACTGGTATGATAAGAAGTTGTGGGAAATACATTTTAAGAAGCAACTTAGTATGAGAGCAATATCCTCTGTAACTAGAATAAGTTTGAGTTCTATATTTGGAACTCTAAAGAATGGAAAGATGAAAGTAAGAAGAGCTTTTGAGAAAGAGTGGAAAGAGTACTTAGAAGCTAAGAATAATAAATATACAAAATAGTATGGAAGAGTTTAAAGGCGATAAACGCACCAAAGCCTATCGAGATTGGAAGGCTAAACAAGAAAAAGAGAGTAAGGGTCTAGGTGATACCGTTGAGAAGGTGTTGGAAAAGACTGGAGTAGCGAAAGTAGCTAAGTTCATTCTAGGCGAAGATTGCGGATGTGATAGTCGTAAGGAACTTTTAAATCGTATGTTTCCTTATGAGAAACCTAATTGCTTAACCGAAGATGAATATAATTATCTTGCTGATTGGTTTGGGCAAAGACGGTCTACAGTCACTAGAGACCAACAGAATAGTCTTGTTAATATATACAATAGAGTATTTAATGATAATGTAGAGGGAACAAGTTGCGCTCCCTGTTTTGTTAACAGCGTTCTTAAAAAGTTAGAGAAGGTGTATAGAAAGTATAAATGAAAAACTGGGAAGAGAAAGATTTGTTTAATTACCTAAAGGAGAACTACTATCCAGACTTAGTTAAGGCTAGTGATCCTACTAGTAGGTGGGATTGTTATTCAGCTGCGGCTAATCACAGAATAGAGCTTAAATGCCGTACATCTCATTACGATAAGTTGATGATTGAGGAAAAGAAGCATAAAGCTATGGTGGGCAAATGTAGTGGCACTTTCGAGATACCTATGTATATAAATTCTACACCAGAGGGAGTTTTTAGGTTTAACCTAAAACAATTCAAACCTAGATGGGAATCTATGAGACTAAGAAAAACGACTCACTTCTCTGACGCCAATAGGGTGGAAAAGAGGGTTGGGTTTTTATCAGTAACTAAAGCAGAAAAATTATGAGTGATTCAGTAACAAAGTATTTTGAGAATGCCTCATCTACTTCTCCAATTCAAACGGAGCGAGTGGATAGCATAGTCGAGAATGTTGTCCGAAAGTACAACAACAGAAGTAAGGTTGGTATAAATAAATACGGAACGACCTTAGAAGAGTCTAAAGAAGATACAATAGCGTTTATCAGACACCTACAGGAAGAGATGATGGATGCTACATTGTATTGTGAGAAACTATTAAAACTAATAAATAATGCCAATTAAGATGCAACCTAAGAAGTACGAGGAACAGAAAGAATTTAACCGCAGATGTATGAACAATGCTAAGATGATAAGCGAGTTTCCAGATAGGGATCAACGCTTTGCAGTATGTCAAACTATGTGGAAAAGTAACTTCAATCCGAAAAAATAATTTGGTGGTATCAAAATTTTGTTTATCTTTGATGCAAAGGAAAACATTATGAAGATATTAACAACAATTCTAAAACCGTTTAAGTTAGCAATGGCACTAGTACTGCTTTTGTTCTTCTACATCATAGAGACTGTACTATTAGCACTATACGTCTCTGTTGAGTACCCATTATCATTCTTACTGAACAAGACCGAACGAATAATTAAGTACTTAATAAAAAACTTTTGATATGGGAGCAACTAAAAGAGAATTTGAGAAAATACAGTTTGAAGACCTTCTAGGAGAAGAGGCTAGAATTTACCATCATTGGATGGAGCAAGAAGAGTATAACAGGTACTTGCCTAAATATGTAGAGCAGTACTCTAATTACAAATAGATTATGATATTTACTTTAGATGGTAAGGCTTGGCGAGAAAGTGAACTTCTGGAAAAGATGAAGGACGACTCATTCTACTTTGGTTATATGGGTGAGAATAGTCTATCATCCTCTTCAATAAAACTTTTGTCGAAAGACCCAATAAAGTATATCGATAGTATTGGTGGTGATAGCGGACATAAGTCAGTATTTGACTTTGGTTCGTTATTCCATTGGTACGTACTAGAGCCAGAGGTGTATGCTAAACAGGTGTTTGTTGATGTGGAAAAAAGAGCTGGTAAGGTTTGGAAAGAAGCATTAGCAGAGAACGATAGAGTCTTTCTTCAGAAGGATAAAGAGAAGGTAGAAGAGTTAGCAGAAACATTTCTATCTTGTTCTAAGATTGGCGATATACTAGAAAAGTCTACACCTGAAGTACCTGCTGTAGGTTACATAGATGGCTTATGCTTTCGGGCTAAGGCAGACATACTAGGTGATGGTTATATTGCAGATTTAAAGACCTGTCAGAACCTTAAATGGTTTAAGAGTGATGCTCGTAAATTTGGTTATGCAGCACAGGTTTATATATACTGTAGCCTGTTTAACGTCACATATGACAATTTTGTGTTCATTGCTATAGATAAATCTACAGGTGAGTTTGGATTCTTTAGTGTGTCTGAAAAATTCTACTTATCTGGTAAAGAAATTGTAGAGCAAGGTATACATAACTATAAGAGGATCGCCAATGGTGAGACTGACTTTGAGCCATTCTACATAGAGGATATATTATGATATATACTGACAAAGATGAATGCTACAAAGATATACTTATATCACTCACAACTGGTGTATTAGCTGAAGAGGATTTAAGTGTACTAAGAAAATACTATGAGGAAATAGAACATTACGAATGCTGTCAAGGGATAGCAGAGGCTTATAAAGATTATAAAAAATTACTATATGTTAGCGAAGGAGATACGGAATAGAATAGAGGAAGAATTACAAATAAATTTAGATGAGAGAACGTCTAAAGGGAAACACATAAGAAGTAGAGAATACGTTTATGCTAGGTCTTTATATTATGGAATATGCAGGGAGGTTACTCCGCTTAGTCTTTGTGCTATAGGCGAGACGTTAGAACAGGATCACGCAACTGTTTTGCATTCCTTAAGGAAAGTGTTTAGCAATTTAGATTCTTGGAACGAGAAGTTTTACATAAGGGTTTATAATAAAATATTAAGCGAAGTAACTCCTATAAAGGAAAATATACAAAAGGAAAAGGTTAAGAACCGTAGTTATCTTGATCTGCTTATTAAGAATGCTTCCCTACAGTCGGATTTAGACAAACTTAAAGATGAGGTTGAAAATTCTGGCGAATACAGAGAAAAGTATATTAAGGCAAATGTTAGGTTGCAACACCTAAAAGGTTTGATCTTAAAAAGAAATAGTCTTGCTTGTGCTAAGACTTTTATAGCTGAATTAGAACAATTAGAACAGTAGATATGTTTTATATAATAGGAGCTGGTATACTGATAATGATGTTAATCTTTGAAGAATAGTATATGGAAGAAGATAAGCCAAAAAAGGTAGACGGTAGAAAGAATAATGGTGCGGTGAAAGGTGTCTCCAGAGGGCAGGGTAGACCTAGAAAGGTAGCTGATAAGGATATGAACAGGCTTACCCTTTCCGCACTAAAGAAGACGTTTGGTAGTGAAGAGAAGATGTGGATCGAAGTAGCTAAATTAGCTAAGGGAGGTTCAGCAAAGCATTGGGATTATCTAATGAACTATAGATATGGTAAGCCGAAAGAGATGCAACAAATAGATGTTAACACTAAGGTGAATATACCTGTGATTGATTTCGCCCAACCTAAAACTATAGATATAACCCATAAAGAAGTTAAAGATGAGAGAATCGAAGCTAATAGAAATGAAGAACAAAATAGAACGACTGGAGATGATAGTGGTTCTATGCCTAGAAAAGATTGAAACACTAGAAAGACTAGTAACAGAACTTAAACCAAAGGAAGATGGAGAAACAATTAAGCCAATCAAATAAAGTTATAATCGAGGCATACAATAGGGGCTACAGATGTGATGATTCTGGAATAATATTTAAGCCAGATGGTTCCTTGCAAAAATTATCTTATCGAAGCGGATACGCAGTTTTCGGAATAAAATATAAAAATAAACCTCTAATAATTTTAGGACATAGATTCATTATGTTTTGTCGAGTTGGAGAAAAACTGTTTACCAAAGGTTTGATGGTTCTACATAGGAATGATCAGCCTAGTGATAACTCATACAAAAACTTATACTTAGGTACTAATAAAGATAACGCTAGGGATTGCATTCGTAATAATAAATATGTAAAGGCAGGAACCTATAAGCATTTGTATGATGAAATATACAACCACTACTTAGTGTTTGGTCAAAAGAAAACATATAGGCGTTATAAGATAAGTCAAGGTAACTTAATTTATATAATAAAAAAATATAAGAATGCAAAGCATACAGCTTCATCCCAAATATCAATCCCTTTTTAATAGCGACAGTAGATACTTTGTAATTACAGGTGGAAGGGGTTCTGGTAAATCATATGCCGCAACCCTTTTTCTTAATCTACTAACCTATGAAGAAGGCAATGGTATATTGTTTACTCGATATACTATGAGTTCTGCTTCTATGTCTATTATCCCTGAATTTAACGATAAGATTGAGATGATGGGAGCGCAGGACAGCTTCACTATCACAAAGAACGATATAAAGAATAATCATACAGATAGCTTCATTTATTTCTCTGGGATTAAGACAGCTTCTGGTGACCAGACCGCCAAACTTAAATCTATTAGTGGTATAAATACATTTGTACTGGATGAAGCGGAGGAGCTGCTAGATGAAGAGAGCTTTGATAAGATCGATTATTCTATACGAGCTAGAGGGGTAAGAAACAGAGTGCTGTTAATCTTAAACCCAACTACAAAGGAGCATTGGATATACCAGAGGTTCTTCCAGAACAGAGGTATTCCAGATGGATTTAACGGCACTAAAGATAATGTTACTTATATACATACCGACTACAGAGATAACATCGACAATCTATCGGAGTCGTTTGTTAAGCAGGTAGAGGATATGAAAATACGTAGACCAGATAAATATAAGCACCAGATACTGGGAGGCTGGCTACAGAAGGCTGAAGGCGTTGTGTTTGATGATTGGCAAATAGGTAGATTTAATGAAGAGATGCAACTCACCTGCTATGGACTAGATATAGGATTTAGTAGGGACGAGAGCGTACTTACTAAGGTTTCTATAGATAAGCAGCGTAAGATTATTTGGGTTAAGGAGATGTTCTATAAAAAGGGTCTAGTAACGTCTAACATATATGAATTATGTCAAAGGCACGCTGGTAAGCAACTTATTGTCTGTGATAGTAGTGAGCCTAGGCTGATTGCTGAACTCAATTCTAGGGGTCTTAATGTAACGCCAACAGTAAAGAAGAAAGGTTCTATCCTAGCGGGTATAGCTCTTATGCAGGACTACAATATAAACTTAGATGGCGAAAACCTAGTCAAAGAATTTAACAACTATGTTTGGGATGTTAGGGGTATAAAGCCTAGAGATGCCTATAATCACGGAGTAGATTCAATGAGGTATGCTATTGAGTATCTGCTACTTAGAACAAATCCAAAAGGTATGTATGTAATAAAGTAAAAAAAGTTTTGCTATATTGAGATATATTTTTATATTTGAGTAATAAATTTTGTTTCATAGATTTAATTTTGGTTAATTATCATTAAACCCCTAGTTTTTGTCTTCTGGGGGTTTTTTGTTTAAATTATTTTGGTAGTTCAAAAAAAGGTTATATATTGCACCTGTTAAACATATAAAAGGAAACACAATGAACAAATTACTATTTAACATTATCGACAGCCTTGTATCAACAGGCAAAATCTTTTCAGCTAGTTTTACTAAGGCTGACGGAACACAGCGTACAATGTCTTGTAGAGTTGGTGTACAGAAAGACCTAAAGGGTGTAGGATTGCAATACGATAGACGTAAGGCACACAACATCGTTGTATGGGATATGAACGCCAATGGTTACAGAACTATCAAGACAGACCGCTTAAAATGGATTCAAATAGAGGGCGAGAGATACAACTTTGATGAAATATGAAGAAAGAAACTAGGGGTAGTAAAGAAACTCCACCGATGCCTGTAGACTTTTGGCACTACCCTTACAACCCTATAACAGGGTTTCCAATAGAAATTAAGAGATCAAAAGCAGTATTTAGAAAGATACCATATGAGAACAAAGAAGGACAGTAACGGAAATGATGTGTATGCAAATTACTACACAGAAAAAGAAATAGCTCTTATGTCGAGCTTAGTAACCCACCATATAAAAACACTAGAAGGTCTTTTGGATAACGGAGAAGTAGCGTTACCAGACCATAAGAAGTGGATGTATGAATTAGAAGATAAATTAGAACTATGAACCAACAGAACGACTTTAAAGTAGAAGTAAAAGAAACCAGCAGAGAAGATTACTATTTGATATCTATAATTTATCCTAGCTCAAAGCCTATAGATATTACGCTAGAGAGATCGGAGATGAGATATCTTATAGAGAAGCTAGACAACGCAATATAGTCAGATTAAGAATTTATGATACATATACCATTGCAACAGTCAATAATAGATTATAGTATTAAGTTTTCAGAATCAACTAATCTAGGTAATAGAATTAGGAATAATGGAAGTAAGACAGAGCAATTGGTAGGAATTATTTCAGAGAACACAGTAAGAAATTATCTAGGATTAGACTTAATGAAGCATAATTCTGGTTGGGACGGAGGTTTTGATATAACTTATAACTCATTAAAATTAGATATAAAGTCTATGAGAAGGAAGAGACAGCCCCTTCCTTACTATGTGAATAATATATTTGATGATCAAAGAAATCACAACTGTGATGGATATATATTTACTTCCTTGAACACAGAAAGTAAAACGCTTACAATCTGCGGATGGATTAGTAAGGATGAGTTTTATAAGAAAGCTACTTTATATAAAAAGGGTAGTCTTAGAAAAAGAGGGAATGATGTTTTTAATCTGCGTGCAAATAATTGGGAAATAGAAAACGACAAACTAAATATGTTTATAAAATAAGCAGCAGAGAAATGTGAATCTAATACCCCTTTGTGAATTTAATACCCTTGTGAATCTAATAGGGTCAAATGTGAATTTAATACCCCCTTAGTCGGGGGTTTTTGTTTTTCATATATTATGCACGCATAGTACTTTGCGTTTTTTCGCTAATTTGTTGCAGTCCTATTATATATATAATGCTTATTTAGAATAAATATAAATAGCGTTTTTTCGCTAATTTGTTTGGCAGTTGGAAAAATTATGCTACATTTGTACCAATAATTAACACTAACAAAAATTTATTTATTATGAGAACAATTAAAAACAAATTACAAAACACAGAAATTGAGGTACTAATTATCGGCGGGATAGGTTCGGCTATTGTGCTACCTATATTATTTACCGTTATTTATTACGGGGTAATTTTAGGACAATTCACCAACTCGATATCCTATTAAATTTATCTATTATGAACAACAAAGAAAACAACGCAAAAAATGAACGTATTCTTTCAACTGGTGAACTTATTCAGTTGGGTATCGGGTTCGGTACTTTTATGATATTTCTTGCAACCGTATTAATTAACGCCTAAACACTAACAACTAAAAAGACAAAAAATGTATACAATACCTAAAAAATTATTATCAAACGGCAATACCAACGCCAAAACAAAGAAAAACGACCTTAAAACGTTTATACTATATTTATCACCATATAACCAAAATAGTAAAGGTGTAAACATATGCCCAAAAGCGTCAAAAGGCTGCGCTGCATCTTGCTTATTTTCAGCGGGGCGGGGTGCTTTCAATAGCGTTAAAAATAGCCGTATAAACAAAACAGAATATTTTCTAGCCAATAAAGCTCAATTCATAAAACAATTGGCAAAGGAAATTACAACAAAGCATAAAACAGCCGTCAAAACAGGTGCAAAAGTTGCTTTTCGTTTAAACGGGACGTCCGATCTTGATTTTATATATTTGCTTAAAAAATACGCCAATTTAGACGTTGAAACCTTATCCAATGCAGTCTTCTATGATTACACTAAAATATTGGGGAAAGTGAAAAAGTATATTGATCATAAAAACTACTTTTTGACTTTTAGTAGGGCGGAAGATAACCAAAAGGAAACTTTGGAAGCGTTAAAACTAGGCGCAAATGTAAGCGCAGTTTTTTTAGGTGATTTACCAAAAAGGTATAAAGGCTTTAAAGTTGTTAACGGTGATAAATCTGATGATCTAATGATTAACGTTAAAAATAGCATTTTAGGCTTAAGCGCCAAAGGTGCAGCAAAAAAGGATCAAAGCGGCTTTGTGATTAATACAGATCCCGAATTCAGTTTTTTATAATTAACATCAACTTAAATTTATAACGATATGAAAGAATTAATTAGCAATTGCTGCGGTGCTTCATTATGGCACACAGAAACAGAAATTTGTAGCGAATGTTTGGAGCATTGTGAATCTGAAGAAATATAAAACAATATGAGACCATTGCAAAAGAGAAACTTTATAGCATACTATATAGAAATAAAGTTAAAGGAAAGAGACGAAAATTTTAGTTTGTCCGATATGATCCAAAAAATTAGCCAATTTCGATACACAGAAAAGGCGCATAACTTCCAGCAATACGAGAAAGAAATATTGCAATATTACAAAAGTATTGAGGACGAAAACCCCGAACAGACGTACAAAGAAACATTAATACAAAAAAATATAATATGAAACTGACAGAAAAACAAATTAAAGACAAACTAAAGCACCTTAACAACGTTTTGGATAGTAACCCTATTAAGCCTATAAAAGACAAAGCAAACCGCCTTAAAACGTTTTATACACGCTTATTAGATCCAGTACAAAGAGAAAGAGAATACCAACACCGCAAAGAACTAGCTGCAGCTTTAAAAAGTAGCGTTATTTTTTGGCGAGATAATACAACAACGATAAATATAAACAATAAACCAACAACATTTTAAGTTATGAAAGAAGTTCAAAGAATAATAAAGGAATGCATACAGCTAAAAGAATATGAACAAAAGCAAATTATATCTTCCTTAATTGCTAATATATTGATGGATATAAGCGCCAAAGAAGCAAGAATCATCTACAATAATGCGATTAATTCGCTGAAAGAAATCGACAAAATAAAATAATATGAAAACAAATAACATTTGCAACTTTTGCGGATACAATAACCCAAAAGATAATTTCAATTGTGAGGGCGAAGACTGCGGCGCACCTTTAGACCTTAGCATAGAAATAAACAAATTCGGTTTACCCGAAATAAAATAAAATTAATTATGCAATGGATTAACATTTTTAATTTTTAAGGGGGCTTTTTAGCCCTCTTTTTTTGTGCTATATTTTTGTAAGTTGCTGTAAATCATTGTAAGTGGGTTTAAAAAAGGGTGAATTGGTAGCTTCGTCCCTCCCTAGCATCGATTTTAAGGCACTTTTTAAGCGATTTAAGAGCCTTTCACCCATTAGGTGGTATATTGGTATAGATGAAGCAATTTAAGTGGCTTAGATGGCAACTCTGACGGAAAAGTATCGTAGTATACCTTATTACCCTACTCTCTACACAAGACTTAGTTTCCAACTGACAAACGCATTTGCTAGTGTGACTGCAATTAACTATATTTGTGTATGGCTAAGAAGCGGAATAAGATGATTGGTATACCTATGTACAGGGAAGATCAGGATAAGTGTATGCATTGGTGTTTGTCTAATGGCATTAAAATACATATAAATTTAGGCGAAGAGTATCTGGATACAGAATGGAGGACATCAGGTAAAGAAAAGTACAAAGTTAATGTGAATAAGATTAAGAATCCTTACGAGAATGGCTTAGTCAAGATATTTGTCGACAATAATGGAATAATAGCTTTATCGCCAAAAACCTATACCCAGCAGGAGGCTAACTTAAAAATCTATGAATTCTACTGTCACTACTATGACAACAATAAATAGACACATCTCCAAGTGTCATTTTGTCACATATATATATAATAGTATATATACTATAACTAAGGGTTTATATATATTTTACATACAGTATACAAGTATACAGTATATATACACTATTGTGTATAATATATATACATACTTTATGTATAGAGGTGTCAATCTATCAGTTGGAGATTCCCTTCAGTACATAAACCTTAAACACAGTTAATATAACAATGGAAGAATTAAAGCTAATCGTACCAGACAGTCTGGAAGAGATATCCTTAGGGCAGTACCAATATTATTTGGGCGCAATAAAGGGTAAAGACGAGGTAAAGGATGCAGAGTTTATCAATAAGAAGCTCATAGAGGCGTTTTGCGGCATCGAATACGACCTAGTGGATAAGATACCTTACCGAGACATAGAAAGGCTCTTAGGAGTGCTTAAAATGGCTTTTGAGAAGGATTATGATCTTATTCGCCACTTCAAACTGCTAGATGTTGATATGGGATTCATTCCGAAACTGGATGATATGTCTTTGGGCGAATATATTGATGTAGAGAATTACTTCGGTAATTGGGATGATATGCATAAGGCTATGGCTGTATTGTATCGCCCAGTAAACTTTAGGTCAAAAGAGCGTTATACTATAGCTCCATATGAGCCTAGTGATGAGATAAATGAATTGATGAAGGAGATGCCTTTGAGTGTAGTGATGAGTTGTACGCTTTTTTTTTACAATTTAGGGATCGAGTTATCAGCGACTACTCTGAACTTTATGGAGAAGACTCTTCAGAGGGAAGATATAACGTCTCAAGTGAGGATGGCTTTGGAAAAAAGTGGGGATGGTATCAAAGTATCTATGCGCTTGCTAAGGGAGATGTCAGAAGATTTGATGAAGTTACGACACTCCCCCTCCACCAATGCCTAACATTCCTAACGTTTGAAAAAGAAAAGAATGAACTAGAAGCTAAAATGATACGAAAACAATATAAACAATGAAAACATACTACAACTTAATCGATCAGCTATTCACTTATCTAAATGGTAGCAGTTTAATCAATACAGTTACCTTTGGCGATCTATTAGAGGTGGATTTGTCAAAGCAAACAATATTCCCGTTAGCTCACGTTGGCGTATCTTCGATTACATTTCAGGAATACATTATGACCGTATCTTTGAATATAATTGTTATGGATATTGTTGATGATGAAAAAGATGATAAACTATCTAAGGAAAATCCACACTTAGGTTTAGACAATACTCACGATATACACAATTCGTTACTAAACGTTGTAAATGGTATACAATCTTCTTTACGTAGAGGCGGTATGTATGATGCTAACTATGAAATAGACGGCAACCCTACGGCACAATTATTTGAAGATAGATTCGAGAACAAAGTAACAGGATGGTCGATGACGGTTAATATTAATATGCCAAATAATGATATGGCGTTAATAAATGCAGACGGAAGCCAATGTCCATAAAAACTAAAAATACTAACGCATACCTAAAAAGCTATTCTGATAAGCTAGTTTCATTACTTAAAAAGGAAATGGATACTCCGCAACCAGATAGACAGGGATATGCTAACCCTAGGATCACAAACACAGGTGCTGCTAGAGAAAGCATAAGGTGGACTTTATCTAGGCAAACTGAATCTGAACTAGGTATTGATATTGTTGGTATAGATTATTTAGAGGAAATAGGATTAAATGAACAGAATAAACCAAAAACAGTAAGCGTAAACGATTTAGCTCAATGGATAGTAAGCAAGCCAGTAAACTACAAGTCAGTTCGAGGGGTACAAAGCCTAGAGGGTCTAAGCACAAGCACTCCAAAGGTACAGAATCTAGCAAGGTTAATTCAGCGAAAGATAGCAAATCAGGGAGTTCGCCCAACAGGGTTTATAAACAGAATCGTAAAGGAGCAGTTAAAAAACCTAAAGGTAGTTGCTCCTGTAGTGGAGGATGTAAAAGAGAGTGTGGAGGATATTCTAAGGGAGGCAGGCTTTGATCTAAAGGGTAAAACAATAAAATTCGTATAATGGCGTCAGAAGAAGAATTAAGAAAAATAAATGTAAGAAGTCCATACTTCGTAAATGTGACTAAGCCTGTTTCGGAAGGTGGAGTTGAAAGCGATGATACAGGAGGTGGAGAAGAACCGTTTGAAGAACCAACAGAGCCTGTAGCTGAAACATATACTATTAATTGTGGGTCTAACTGGAATGCAGGTGTTGTAACGGGAGTATACAGATTTGAGCTTTCTGCAACAGGCAAACAAATTGGAGATTATAATATAAATTTTACTGGAATTACAGTTCCTTTCTATGCTAAGATAGGAATTAAAGGAAATATGCCATCTGATTATACGTTTATGGCTGGATGGATAAACAGCGATACCGATTGGTTAAATTCAGTAGGAACGCCAACACCATCATCTACAACAATAGCCACTAATCCAGATGGGAACGATCAAACAATAACATACACTTCTACACAATCAGATATAGATACATACGGAGAAACTGTGGTATTGGAGGTGTATCATCCCATAATTAATTTAGCTACAGGATTGGCGTGGGAATTTGAATGTCCAGCAGATGTTCCTGCTGTTGCAGAAGATAGTGGACAGAATGTAGTTGTTATTATGACTATATATAACGATAATGTTGATCCATCGTATGACGCACCTATTCCAAATAAACTTAATGGTGTGGACGCTGATTGGATGACATTACCAGAGCAAGGTACAGCTGTTAGCTATGTTTTTGGAGTATACACACCAGACTTAGCTCCATTTTACCTAGATGCACATCACGCTGCAGGTGGGGATTTCCCTGTATGGAACTCTCCTGATCATACTGTTGTTTATAGACCAGCAGCCAACTTAAATAACGACACTAATGTTTTTGAGATGAATCAATTTACTGGGCAGGACAGTACATATAACGGAAATTATGAGGTTAGTTTCTCCTCACACGCAATTGAACTTTTTACTGGTGACACTAGAGTTAATGACGAAGCGTTTGTAACTAGAGCAGCTGGAATATATGTAATTGGAGATAAAAGTTTAGTATCAAGATTAGGATATGATAATTCAAGATCAGGAGTATCTATAATAGCCAGATTAGATAACAGCACTAACAAACAAACATTTACCGTAAATAGATTAGGAACTATTGGTTCTAATCAATTTAACCACTTAGAATCTGGGTCATATAAAATTCAGCAATATTGGTTAAACGGTATACAGATTACGAACCAAACTTTTGAGTTAGCTTCATTCCCAGAAGCAGAAAGTTTCACCTACTAATATAAAAAAAATGGCAGAATTAACAAAAGCTAAGTTAGAATTATACGTTTATGGAGGGAGCATAGAGGCTATTCCAGACACACCCAACTATACGTTAACGAAAACTAGGTTATCTACAGAAACATCGATTGTATTTGAGATTTCTGAACTTATAAAAGACCACATCACAATAGAGTTTAATGGTGATTATGGTAGTCTAAAACAGACTAAATGGGTTCACTATAAAGTCACTAGGACTTATGGAACAGGGGATGATGCTACTGAAGATTTTTATGTCGTAGACGCTATTGCTTTTAGGGGATATGGTGAATTAGAAGATGGCATAAATCCACAGCTATCTAAAGATTTGTTAGTTTCTAATAAAGTAGTTCATAATCTATGTGGCGCACCTTTAACAATACCATTTTACACTAGAGGTGAGGATGGTGTAACTCAAATTACCTATGCCTCCGATGCAGCAGAAGCAGGAAATTTAGTTACTGGTAGTGTTAGTCCTTATACTGTAGCTCAAAGTATACATTTAAATCCCTCTGGAACTGTTATAACGATAGATAAAACAGCTTCATTAGCTGCAAATCCAGAAGACTCAACAGACGTTGCTGAAATAATAGATGGAATAACTGCTATACAGTATGCTACATCTAATGGAGGCACAAAAAGCATTGAAGTTAAATGTATAGATGAGTGTAAGAATATACCGCACAAAGTATCGTTTATTAACAAATTCGGTGTAATGCAAGATATATGGTTCTTCGCCAAACGTAAAGACAGTATATCTTCACAGAGAGAGCAGTACAAAAAGAATACGCTTTCTGTTGGCGCAACAGGAGCTTCATACAATATATCGGATCACCAGAGAGTATACTTAGAGAATCAGGGTAGAGAATCTATCACAATGAATACTGGATTTATTGATGAGAGTTATAACGAGGTTATGAAGCAATTGCTAGTTTCGGAGTATGTATATATTCACGATAACTTTAGACTTAGCCCAACTAATGCAGGTGCTAACTTAGCTATACCGATAAGTGTGGTTACTAATTCACTAGACTTCAAAACAAAGAGAGACGATAAACTTATCAATTACGAACTACAGTTTGAAATGGATTCTGAATTTATACAAAGCATTCGTTAATGAGAGAAGTACAGATATATATAGAGGATCAAAGAATTGATCTGTTCAAAGACGAAAGTATAGAGGTAACATCTTCGATTCAGGATGCTAAGGATATAAGCAAAGTTTTTACCGATTACAGTCAATCGTTTGCTTTACCAGCCTCTGCTGAAAATAACAAGATATTCAAACACTTCTATAACTTCAATATATCTGGTGGATTTGATGGTAGGGTACGTCACGAAGCTAAAATATTTATAAATAGCTTACTATTTAAGAAGGGTAAGATATTCTTAAATGGCGTTAATATGAAGAACAATGTTCCGCACACCTATAACGTTACCTTCTTTGGAAATACTGTATCATTAACTGATTTATTTGGCGATGATAAATTGATTGCCCTAGACTTACAATCATTCAATCACGAATATTCTTATGGTGATGTTGGAGCTTTCATAGTTGGCGATGGGCTAGAGGTTGATGGGGATGCTTCAGCACTCATATACCCACTTATAACGTCTAAGAAGAGGTTATTCTATGATAGCACATTAGCTAACAACGATAACAATAACTTTGAGGGAAACCTATATAGACCTGATCCTATAACAGGAGATACGGATAGGTATTTTAAAAGAGGTGTAACTAATCACGACCTAAAACCAGCTATAAAGGTTTATCATATTATAAAAGCGATAGAATCTAAGTATAATATAACTCTTATACCGAATGATAATGTCGGAACTAAAGATTTCTTCTCTAAACATAATGATGCAATATCCAATTTGTATCTATGGTTAAGCAATTCAGCTGGTAATATTTTTGGTGATGAAGGGTCTGATGAATATCCATACAAGACAATTGCAACTCAATACACTACCCACCCTGATGATAATGCGGACATTCCTTGGTTTACAGTATCTGGTTCTGAATTAAGAATAGGTCAGGAAACAGGCTCTTATGTTGGTCAACAATATTATAATATAAGAATCAAAGGTAGTGCCTCTGATGTACATCAAGGAGCTAAATATTCTATTAAGCTAATAGATAAAAGCACAGGAGAGGTTGTTTTTAGTATAGACGGAACTAATGATATACAGGGAGACTATTCCTTTACTCCGAGAACTGAAGGTGATCCAGACTTAGTGTATGAAGTAGAGATTTCATCAAAGAATCCTATGGCTGGAACTGAAGTGAGTGTTGAGGTTCTTAATCCTGCATTCGGAGGATTAATTAGAGACGTTTATAAGGCTGATGATGATAATACTGGAACTAATTTTGATGATATAGCTACATCAAACATAATCCTGTCAGTAAGGGAGCATCTTCCTGATATAAAGATTTTAGATTTCTTAACGGGAATGTTTAAGATGTTTAATTTGACAGCTTATTATATTGATGACGAGAACGATCCAGAATACAATGCAACAACACCAGTAATAAAATGTATAACGCTAGACGATTACTATGCTGATGCTGTAAACAATCAATCTAAAGGAATAATTGACGTTAGTAAGTATATAGATGTTTCTAGTCACGTAGTAAATACTTCTGTTCCATTTTCAGAAATAGAGTTTAAGTTTAAGGAATCAGACACACTACTGATGGAAAATCACACTAATTTGTTCGGAAAGACTTTTGGCGATTCAGTACTAGAAGTTCAGAATTTATATCCAACATTATTCCTTGGCAAAAAGTATGAAGTTAAGTTACCTTTTGGTAAGTTGAAGTATGAAAGAATAATTGACACAAATATACAATGGGGTTTTGCAGCAGGAGGTGATTTTTCTCCACAAGACCCAGACTATTCTGACCTAAACGACATTAGACCTCCAAAAGGGGGATACACCTCCACAAATATGCCTCCATTACTATTCTACGGACTCAAAGTTGATGCTTCGGCAAATCCTTTTAACTACAGTAACCCAAACTTTGAGACATCTGGTAGATATACAGGATATTGGAGAGCTTCAAATAGAAATGAAGATAGCACAGTATCTAACCCAGCCGAATACAGTTTAAACTTTGGATCAGAGCCAGATGAATGGACTACTGTTGATGATGGATATACAGACAATTCATTATTTGCTAAATACTACAGAAACTACATTAAGAGTGTATTTGATCCGACAAAAAGAATGTTTAAGTTCGAGGCATACTTACCGCCTAGTTTCTTAATACATTACAAATTAAACGACCAACTAAAGATACAAGATGTAGTGTATCGCATTAATTCTATAACTACAAATTTAACAACAGGTAAGTCAACATTAGAACTGATAAACCTTAATGCAGAAGAAATAGTAGAATGATAAAGAATATACTAGAGCTACTTAATAGCAACGAATGGTACGGTGTATCAGAAAATATAGATATTGCCAAAGGCAAGTATAAGGCGGTTAAAGACGCAAAGGAACTTAAACAAACACTAAAACGTACTTACTATGGCGCAAGAAATTCTAATTAGCATAAATGTAAACTCTGGAAAGGCGGAAGCTAATTTAGGTAATGCTAAGCAAAGCGTAGATAAATTAGCTGCTGCACAAAAAAGGCTTAAGGAAGCGGAAAGTGCAACTGCTGTTGAGATAGCTAAGGTAAATATACAAACCAAAGAGCAGATAGCCCTCAACAATCAGGCTGCTGCAGCTTTACTGAAAAATACGCAGAATGGAAGTAAGCAATTTAGAACACAGGTTGGTCTAAATAATGCGATACTACAAGAAGCTGGTAGAGCAGCATCTGACGCAAGATTTGGATTTAATGGTGTGGCGAACAACGTTGGTCAGTTAGCTAGTTTATTTGGATCGCTTATAAACACTAGCGATAATGTAGTTACTTCTCTTAAGAATTTAGGTAAATCCTTATTGGGTACTGGCGGTATTCTTATAGCTGTACAATTGCTAATTGCTTACGGAGATAGAATATATGCCTTTTTCTTTGAGACAGATGCAGCGGCTAGTAAACTGAAATCTACAATGGAAGGTTTAGTTAAGCCTATAAAAGAAAACAGATTAGAGCTTTTAGGGTATGTAGATGTGTTAAAAGACGTAACTTCTTCAGAGGAAGCTAGATTAGAGGCTATAAATGCTATCAGCGATGTTGTTCCAGATGCTATTGATGATAATGGTAACTTAAAATTATCTTATGACAATCTAACTGATTCGGTTGAGGACTATATAAATCAGTTACTAATAAGAGCTGAAATAGAGGCTATTATAGATTTGAATGCTGAAACATTTTCTCGAAAAAGAAAGTTAAGGGAGATTGATTCTATAAAAGATACTGATAAAAGGAGTGAAGCTATTAATAGTTTGCTTAAGGAGGAGGCAAACTTCTATGATGGTGTGGTCGCAGGTTCTGAACTTATTAAAGCTAGAAGTGTTGTAGCTAAAGATGCAGCTGAAAATGATGTTAGAACTGAAGAAGAAAAGAATAGAGATTTAATAAGAAATATTGAAAAATATAATAAAGAATTAGACGATTCAGATAATAAAAGAATAAAAATAAAGAGTCAATCTGATGCACAATTATCGAAATTAAAGGTCGATCAAACTGAAGCAGATTTCCAGACGTTTCTAAAGGCATCTGAAATAGAGGCTGACGCTATATTAAAGAGTGTAGTTGACTTACAGAAAAAGCTGAAAGGCGTTAGGGACGAAGATGAATATAAAGGAAACAAAAGAGGTTTAAGAGAATTTCAAGAGGGCTTATTTAGAATACAAAGGTTAATAGATAGATATAATGAAGAGGCTGATAAGATAAATGTAAGAACTTTAGATGAGAAGTTAGATTTAGAAGAGGAATATGCCAAAAGAGAAGCGGATTCTAAATTAAAAAACTTTGAGGAACAGCAGGCAAAGAGACTAGAAGAGTATAAGGAAAGGGTAAAGGGAGCTAAGAATGCTGGAGAGCTTATAGCTAACGCAGAGCTAGATTATCAAAATTCTATAGAAGATGCTAAAATTAAGCACGGTGAAGCCATTCTAGCTATAGAAGATGGTATCATAACTAAGCGTATTCTAGCTAAAGATAAAGAGGCGCAGGCTATAGGTAGAATTGAGCGATCAATAGAGGATGCAGAAATAGATAGGCTAAGATTCTCTATAGGAGCTAACGAAGAATATTTTAATAAAAAATTAGAGCAAGTAGGTAAGGATAAGGAGAATGTAGACGCTCAAATAGCTAATGCAGATACGCTTAAGCTTTCAGACTTAGAGGTTGCTGAATTAAGAAAGCAGTCATTCGCCTTGCAAAATCAGCAGATAGACTTGAATCTTGATAAGGAGATTTCATCTATAAAAGCTAAGCAAGCTATCAATATGGAGTACGTTGGATTTGCAAAAGGCATATCTCAACTTATGGGTACTTTAGCTGGGGAAAATGAAGCCCTTCAGAAAGCAGCACTAATTGTAGAAAAAGGAGCTGCAATTGCTGATATTGTAATTAAGACGCAGGCGGCAAATGCGGTTACTATAGCGCAAGACACAGCTTCATTAGGTGCAACCATACCCATAACAACTCCACTTAGGTTAAGGAATAACATAAGCGCAGGTATATCTATAGCCAATATTTTAGCCACTACAATAGCTTCGTTTAGAAAGCCATCAGCTTCGGGTGGAGGTGCTTCAGCAGCTAGCGCACCAGTACAAGCACCAGACTTCAATGTAGTAGGTACGTCTTCTGTAGATCAATTGGCGCAAACCGTAGCAGGACAAACAAACGAACCAATAAAAGCATATGTTGTAGGTAAAGACGTTACCAATCAGCAAGAACTTGATAGAAACATAGTAAACACAGCAGGAATATGAGAATAATAGAATTAATTATTGATGAGGAAGCAATGCTTTCAGGAATAGAAGCGATCAGCATAGTTGACCGCCCAGCAATCGAGGAAAAGTTTATCGCATTATCTAAAGAGGATAAAGTAGAGTTAGCTAAGGTTGATGAGGAGAAGCGAGTGCTTATGGGTGCGGCTTTAATTCCAAACAAGAACATTTATCGCCAAAATGAGGATGAAGAATACTATATCTTCTTTTCGGATGATACGGTTCGTCAGGCGTCAGAACTATTCTTAATGCGAGGCAACCAGAACAAATCTACCCTAGAGCATCAGGCAGACCTTCACGGATTATCTGTAGTAGAGTCTTGGATCATAGAAGATGAAACTCACGACAAATCCAGAAAGTATGGAATGAATCTACCAGTAGGTACGTGGATGGTATCTATGAAGGTAAATAATGATGAGGTATGGGAAGACTATGTTAAGACAGGTAAGGTATCTGGATTCTCTATAGAAGGTTACTTTACAGATAGAGTAGAGATGAGTCAGGATGATGAATTAAATAGCCCAGAGGCTATCTCACTATTAGAAGAGATTTCTGACGCATTAGAATCTAGGATGCTTAATCTAGCCTCATATAGCGACTATCCAGACTCTGTGTCAAACAATGCTAAAAGAGCTTTAGAATGGGCAGAAGAGAATGGTTGGGGAAGCTGTGGAACTGCTGTAGGAAAACGTAGAGCATCCCAGTTAGCAAATAGAGAGGCTATAAGCGTATCTACCATCAAAAGGATGTACAGCTACCTCTCACGCCATAAAGGCGATCTAAAGGCTTCTAAAGGTTATTCTGACGGGTGTGGCAAACTGATGTACGATGCGTGGGGTGGTAAATCAGCACTAAGCTGGTCTGAATCTAAAATTAACTCACTAGATAAGTAATGAAAAGCAGAAGAAGGTATACATACAGCAGAACCAGTAGAAAGGGCGGTAGAAGAGGCTGTTTATGTGCCGATGGGCGAACATATTCGTCTAAGTGCTGTGACGGAAGTTTGCAGGCACAGGGAATAGGAAGCATAACAGGAACTCCTTCTGAAGCTCCAGTTGAACCGCCACCAAACGGTGATTCATACTTACTACTAGAAAATGGAGATTTCATATTACAAGAAAACAACGACAAAATTATTTTATAATGGCAGATAAGAAAATATCACAACTAACAGAAGTAACGGCTGTAAACATCTTAGGAACTGAAGAAATAGCCTTAGTTCAGTCTACAGAAACAAAAAAAGCGACACTAGAGAATGTACAAAAATACATTACAAACCACCTAACGCCAACAACATTAAGTGTTACAGCAGGCGGAACTTACGATTTAGGAAATGAAGTTTACGATGAAGCAGAACTTATTGTTCTTAGTTGGGTTGGCGAAAACGGAAGAGCAACACTTACACTTCCAGATGTTACCCTAGATAAGAACCTAAATAGAACTAAACGTATCATAACCGACTCTAGTTTCTCTAACTCAACCCACGTAGATTTAACACCTTACGGCTCTCAAACATTAGACGGTTCTAACGATGCATTCGACTTAAATAGAGCATATGAAGGCATAAAAGTTTGGGGAAATGGAACTGAATGGTTTATTATACAGCAAAAAGCATAGTTAAAAATCGAACAGACAGCATATTAACAATTACTATTTAAAATTATTCGTAAAATGAACAGTCCAAAAGCAACAACAATTCTAAATGAAATCTTGCAGAAGCTGTCCTCTATTGCAGAACCAGAAAAAGTAGTCGAAGAGACAACTGAATTGGAAGCTGTAACAGAAGAAACTCCTACCGAAGAGGTAGAGGCTGCTGCTGAAGTTGAAGAATCTGTATCAGAGGCTACTGAAGAATTATCTGAAGAAGCTGAACTAGAAACAGAAGAAACACAACTTATGGAAGGTTATGTTACTGAAGAAGCGTTTGCATCTAAGATTGCTGAAATGGAGGCTAAAATGGCTGAAATGGCAAAAATGTTAGATAGCGAAATGGGTTACAAAAGAGAGCTAGAAGAATTATCTTCTAAAATGGAAAAACTTTCTGCTGAACCCCC